CATGAATCCGTTGATGATTGCAGTACCCATAACTGCAGCCGGAATAATTTACTACAATTATAGGGAAAAAATTCATGCAGAGGGGGCCAGGATCATAGCTAAGAATGCTAAGATGCTCGAAGAAATTGGTGCAGTCAAGAAAGTGATGGATTTATATGTGAGAGGCCAGCGTTATATTGCGAAACCAGTGGAATACGCTATTTCAACAGTCAAGCAGTTCATGCAGAGAACTAAGGATATGACCAAGGAGGTAACTTGTTATGTGCAGAAGACAGAGAAATTCAGCAACTTGTCTTTGAGTGGGATGAGAAACTCGCTTCCTTCTGTGGGAGAGAGTGCTAGACTAGTTAGAGAAGCGCTCATCAAGATGATTCAAGTATTTCTGGAGTTTATGTCTGCAATGATTCGGAAAGGTGTTGGACGGTGTAAAGAACTGGTCAGGGAAAGTTCAAACTGGACTATAAGTAGTTTGAAGGGCGCTATGTTGAAGGGAAGTGATATGATCAAGGGATCTGCCCTAATATTATTGAATAAAACTAAGAAGTTTGCTATTAGTCGAGTTCGTAGTTTGGCGAGCTTTGTATTGAATAGATGGCCGGCTGAAGTGGAGTCGGAAAATCCAGCTAAATTCTCTGGAATAGGAGAAGTGAATAGGGGCTTTTTCGTCAGAAAACCTAAGAACGAAGTCAAGCTTATAAATAGGGATAACAGAACTTTTGTTTCAGCACAATTTTATTTGAAGGAACGCCAGGTCTCAGAGTTAGAATTTTTGGATGCAGCAGAGATCTCAGATTGTTCGGAGCTCAATAAGCCTAGAGAACCTATACAAACTGGTTTTGACTTCGAGCTGCCAGATAAGCTTGTAAGATCTTACGCGTATGATCACACTAGCATAGTAAATTTGCAGCATGCTATTTCAAACAGGATGTTCAGACCGAACTCTGGAGTCGATCGAGACTGGCTCAGACGACTTAATTTAGTTACAGAGAGAGAATTTGCGAACTTACTTTCTAAGTTGGATCCAGATTTCATAGATCGCACGTGGATCTCTCCTGAAGATTTGATAGAAGGTAAGCAAGGTTTTGGGGAAGCTAAGAAGCAAGCATACAGGGACGCAGTGGCGAGACAGAGAGAAGGAATCGTGGGGACGAAGTATTACACAGGGTTTGTGAAAGCTTATGAAACTTACACTAACCCCAAACGAGTTCAGGGTAACGTGATTTATAATGATAAGAAGAGAGCTAGGCTTGTGGAAAACCGCCCTATGATAGCTGCTGGGATACCGTGGATTATCTCGAATTGGTTAAACGCCACTTTAGGAACTCTAGAACCTGCTTATAGCTACAGAGCTTCAGAGAAGACTCTTTCTCAGTTTTTGGCTAAGATGAAGCGGGAGAATAAAAGGTACACTCTATCCACTGATTTTGGTGCTATGGACGCTACAGTGTACCATGAGACTCAAGAAGTCGTGGAAAGGAAACTGTTGAGGATGCTCAAGCCTATGCTCAAACTCCGCTTGAAAAACTTCGGATTTCCAGACTCGATTATTGAGGAATCAATTAATTGGATGACCGCTACGATCAAGAGAACGAAGTTTTACACTAATATCGGGAAAGTCATATTGAAGAGGAAAGGCGGAAGAGCTTCGGGTGATCCATCCACTACGTGGGCGAACACTTTGACTACGGTCATGTTCGGGAAAACTTGCATAGAACATGTTGGAGGAGCATTTGCACTGAAAGTCTCGGGTGATGATTTGACGGCTTTTTCTAGTAATAGGAACCAATTAATACGCCTAAGAGATGAGATGTTGAGAATGACCTCTAGAGACCCAGAAGAAGACCTTGCGCACAGTGGATTTGTGATATCCCTAGATGAATGTGTTTTAGGCTTTAATAGAGCAACCTTTTGTTCTAAAACATTACATATAGAGCAATGCGCTGTTTTGCCAAATTTGACAAACTTTTATTTCAATTCTAGGTTGTACACCGGTTCGAACCGACAAATTCAGAAGGATTGGAAGATACATAGGTTTGCAGTGGCTCTTAGCAGACTGCTCGCAGCTGGGTCTTCGGCTATACTCCAGGAGTATCCGTTGCAGATGTGCGAAATCTTGGGTGTTAGTACAATTAATGTGCGAAGTACTATTTCAGAACTAACTCGGGTTGTAGTTGATAACAAGGTAGACTACTTTAAAATGTTTGGAGATTTTTGGAATGACCAAGAAATTAGCTCTTCAGATGACGTTGACCTGTTAGTGGTCCAAGAAGCTAATAGGGAAGGCATCAACTTAGATGTCATGATGGAACGCCCTGAAGGTAACGTGAAGTACTGCCTGATGTCTGGGTTTAAAAATAAAAACTCAGTAAGAGAGAAGAGAGAAATAATGAGCGGAAATCGCACTCAAGAAGCTAGAAATTTAATGGCCCACTTTTTCCATCCTGATGGTCAACCAGTCAGGATTTCAGCAGGTGGGAGAAAAGATATCGCTGTTGGGTCTATCAAACAGCATCATACTGATACTGCAAGTGAGCAAATTAGATTGTTTAGATTCCAGATGCACGACCTTAACACTTTAGGATATGTGTACCACCCAGCGGAGCATTGGTATAAATTTAGCTCCACTAACAGGATTACATCTCCAGTGGGTCCCCAGAATACGGAGTATTTAGTTACTTCATATAATATAGTGATGGAAGAGACTGCAGCAGTGACTAACATGCAGGGTAGATTTTATGTGTTACACTCGAATGTCGATAATTTAAGCCCTGAGGATATCAAGCAGCACCCTAATACGATCCCTATCAGCATAAGGGATACTGTTATTCAAACGATGGTTCCTGATACGCCTAATGACTTGCTTTTCATTAGATCACCAACTGATTCAGTGGTGATGGAAAGATTCGTCTATGTGTTAGCAGATGGTACGAGCACAAACTCCCGAATCGCGGTTACTATTAGTGTTAAATATGAGTTTGTGATCATTAATCAGTACAAAGGTATCGCTAGTTCAGCGCAGAAAGTCGGAGGACCTAGGCTATTGGAATGGATATCTGAGGCTGCTGGTAAGTTCAATTCGATGTCTCCGGACTCGAAGCGAGCATGGATGGACAATTTGGCTAACATGTATCGGACTGGTTTGTCTATAACACAAGCTATCACGAAAGCTCCGAAAGCAGCAGCGCCCGTGTTAGCATTGATGGGTAGTTATAACATGGATAGAGCTGGTTCTAGGACGTTGTTCAGGACAGCACCTTTGAAGAAAGTTGCTAAGAAGAACGGCAAAAAGAAGAAGAAGGGAAATGGAAAGAAGGGTAATGGAGGAATGAAGTTCGCCGGATTTAAGAGGGTGAACGTGAACAACTACGAATACGTAGAAGGCGCGGGTGAGAGCCACCCACGATTGTTGACGGTAGATGGTAAGACTTATGTGGCCGTTGACTCAATCCACCCGGAGGAAGCTAGAGAATACTGGCTCCGATGGGCAAAAAATGTCTTTGAGGAGTTCAGTGGACGTCAACCACTTCGATCCCGAGAGGGTTCTCCTGAAAAAGACACTCCTACCGCTTAGGTAGGCAGGTAGGAAGACTACCTAAACTACACAAGACGAGCTTGCTCGATCTTCACCTGGGG